CGAGATTGTTCATTCGGCCGACGTCTTGCATGCGATCGCGCATGCCCAGAATTTCGGCACCCGAGGACCGGGCTTGTGGCGCAACCTCACCGAAACTCATTTGTTCCCGCTTCTGCGTGACAACGATCGGAATGTCGTCCTGCGGTTCCCACGCTGGGACGGCATCGATCTCCTGTTGTTGTCTCGCGGCGACGTCCACCATTGCGGGGGTCGCGGAGACGGATTGGGCCCCGATATCGAGCGGTTTCGCGGCGGTCGTTGGCTTGGGGTCCTCGCTGAGCTTGCGCCCGGCAAACACTAATCCAGCGACGGCGAGCAAGGAGATGGGATCAGCCATCGTTCTAATACATGGTACGATTTTTATTTATTGCGACGCGTACCGCTGATTGAAAAGCTCGTTCTGTACGTCGGCGCGCGAAGACGCGTACTCTCTCGGAATGGGCACCGGTGCGGGTGCCATGTTTGTGTGGACTGGAAACAAGGTGTGTTCTGTTGGTTGCACGATGGTCTTACCGAAACGAGTCGTGGACTGCGGGCGCAATTCGTCGCTCGTTTCGATGAAGTGGCTCGGCGCACCCTTTCCACCTTTGTACGGCGCGGTTCCGTAGAGCATGGTATTCGGACGCCCCGCCGGAATGCTATCATTCGAGTTCTGAGGATAAATGAAGACGTCTTCACCGGCTTTCACGGAGGGAATGACCCCACTGTTGAGGTTGATCAGGCCTGAAAGCTGCTGAGCCATTATACTATACCTAAAGATTATTGTTTACGGCGTGCTTTGCGAGAATCGCGATCCAAGCCGCCCATGAGAGGTACCATCACCGATGCCACCGTAGGCTTCCAATTGCACACCGCGGACATTCGGGTCACATCTCGACGGGTCGGTTCGGCACGTGCTCGCGCTCTTCTTTCCATAGAGCCACTCCGCGAACGCGGTCTGGTCTTCGGCATGTCCTGGGACGCTCACGAACTGACGGGCGTGCGCGTTTCTCTGGTAGATTGGAAGCGCGGTGCGTGAGCGACCGGCATCGTATTCCACTCTGTTCTCGGCAAAATGCTGGACGAACTCCTTCACGTCGCCGTACGGACACGCGCGCGGTTCCGACCCCGTGTCCGCGAGAAGCACGTTCGCCATGGGATTGTCTTCCGACGGCGCTCGGCACGGCGCAGACGCAGTTGCGGACGCAGTTGCGGACGCGGGCGCGGCGACATCTAAAACCGCCGGAGACTCGATCATTCCATTCTCGTACATGACGTAAAGAATGGCCAGCGCCATGGCCCCGAGGATAAAGACGCGGAGGTCACGCTTCGTCGCGTAAAGGACGCAAGTGCCGTAAATAATAAATCTAGACGCGGCGTTGACGCGTTCTTCCACGCTCTGCCTGTCGTTCGGCCAGAACTGCGTCACCCGGTCAGAGCGCACGATTTGCTTGATGTCATCGAACCACACCTGAGTGCTCATTACAAAAGAGTGATATTTTATTTCTTACCACCGAGTCCCATACTGCCGAGCATCTTCGACATGGCACCCATCAAGTCTTTTTGATCGAGCTCACCGCCTTGCTCGATGCCGTCCGCGCACTCCTGCGCGATGTTTTCAATCATGCCCAGAGTCTCCGCCGGAAGGGCACTGATAGTGGTGCCAAGAAGTGAGAGCGTTTGGAGATAGGACCAGACGGCGCCCTGAGAGTTCGGGGACATGCTCGCCCACGACGCGGCGAGATTGAGGTCTTTGAGTCCCTCGACGTTACGGAGATCTTCGATGAACGTGGCGTCCTGGGCGGCGATTTTCGCAGAGTAGGGAGCGATCGATGTCATGAAGGTATCGACCACCTTTCTCGGGTTGGCCGAACGCATGAGCTCGAACCCGGCGATGGCCTTCGTGACTCCCTTCTCACTCGGCAAAGTCTTCTGAAGCTCGGACAAAAACTGCGCCATCATGTCATTGAAAGCACCGACGGACGCCATGTTCACGTATGTACTAGGTGGTCATATAATCATTTCTCTAAATTATCGCGTCATCACCTGAACGGTTCGGTTGAGATGGTCTCCCGCTGACCGATACCACCCGAGACGATGACGTACACAAGAATACCGACGAGCGCGGAGGGTTTCGTGTACTCCACCAGCTCTCGCGGGCCCTCGTTGTTCAGTTTTGACTTGAAATGGATGTACGCAGCGGTCGCCACCGAAGCGATCATGGCAGCAGAAACCGGGTCACGCAAGTAATCGGCAACGTCAGCTGATTGACTCATGCTATGCTTACTTTACGCACACAAATTTATCTTCGACGCAAGCGACCGTCCGGTGCGTTCGAGAAGAAGGTCGCATCCGTCTGCGGCTGCGGCTGCGGCTGCTGCGGGCGCGGCGGACCAAACTCGTTGATGACGGGAGGTCCCGCAGGGACGGGAGCCGGGGGCGCGGCTTGCGGGTCCATCGGAGCCTGCACCGGCATGGTTCGAACCTCGTCTTCTTCTTCGCGACGCGGTGCTTCTTCTTCTTCTTCCTCCTCGTCTTCGTCGCCCTCCATGCTCCCGTCTTCTTCATCGAATTCCCCTTGTTCGTCATCCGACACGATTTCCGGATCCTCCGCGTCCTCGATGCCTTCACTGAGATCGATGTCCTTCTGATCGGGGTCGTCTTCGGGCGCAGCGGGTGCCATGTAGGTGCTCAGAATTTCCTTGATTGGAATGAGTTCCTTCACGCTGTCCTCGATGACGCGGGCGAAACGCACGCGCAAGTCCGCGTCGCGCTTGTGCTCGGGCATGTCGTCGTGGTACACGTACGGGTCGGAGTATAAGTCGCGCGCGGCGTTGATGTACACCGTGTGCACGAAAGTCTCGTTGCTCGGCATTTTGAGCGAGATCTTGCGCGTGTCCTGGCGGAGACGAACGCTGCTCATGATCTTCGTCGACGCGACGAAAACGGCCGCGAGGAGATCGCCGAAGTAGGAGCACGAACTGACCACGGCGTCCGTGTGTCCCTTCACCATGGAGTTCGACCAGTTGGGCGTATCCTTGAGGAGCGCCTGGAACGTCATGAGGACTTTTTTGCCCTTCGAATTCTTGGTGGCTTCCTGATACATGCGCTGGAAAACGTCGACCATGGGCTCGCTCATGCACGTCGCCAATTGGGCGATGTACTCTTTCTTTGCCTCCACTAGTACGGATAAATCACTCATATTACTACAATAGACACTTTTTATTTTCCTAAAGTCACCGCAAATTGAAAATTGCAGTTTTGGTTTCCACAGCCTACCTAGGGTTTAGTTTATCTCCACTGGTTCGCCGCTTTTTTCAAATTGATGAACGACGGGAGCTCGAAGTCGTCGAGCGCCGACGCCTGCGTTTCCGTCTTCTTCTTTCGCTTCGTTGCGCTCACCGACGCCCAACTGACGTATATGTCCACCGACCCTACGCACTGCACGTCGAACCCACCGCGTTCGAATTGACGGGCCAAGTACCTCTGGGCGGCCTCCAGGTCGAACGGTGGGTACCCGACGACGTACGAAGGCACTCGGAGAAAGACCTGCTTCTGACGCATGTTCACGGCCGACTCGAGCTTGCGAGACATCTGTTCGTAGATCTTGGCGTACGTATCCTTGAGCATCTGCCGCTTCCGCGACTCCATGGCCTCTATGTCTTTGATATCGAGCATGCCTGGCCTAAACTTGACCGTTATTTTTTAAATCGAAATTTAACACCGCGTCGTAGTCGACGTAGTCGCGCGCGGTGCTCATGGATTCGTACACGGCCGTCTCCGCGGGGGAGTTTACGTCGATCGGTTGCGTTCGAAGGGAGACGACCTCGACGTGCGCACCGTCGCCCTTCACTTCGATGGTGGACGTCACGCTGAATCCGTGAGCGAACCCGGTCTGTTTCACGAGCATGTACTGAATATCATAAATCACATCAGCCTCGTTATCCTTGTGTCGGTAAGCCTTGACGGCCGTCGTCTCGATCACGTACGTCGGCACGCGCAAACGTTTTTGCACCGCGAAATTCGTCGCGAGCACCATCTTAGACATCAGGTCGTGTGTAATTTTGGGCTCGAATTCTTCGTATGCATTTAAATTAATTTCGTCCGCCTCGAGGACGACCTCTCTCGAAGGCTCGCCGTGATCGAACCACTCCGTAAATTTTTCGACGCGGTTGGGAATGAGCGTGATGATGCACGCGGCGAGCGCGGCGATGAAAATCACCCTGGCGTCCATCCTAACATTTAATTACAATTTTTTTCGAATTCATTTAATTCGAGTCTTCATCTTCATCTACTTCGTAGGAAGTCGACGACGATTCGGCGTCGGACGTTTCATCGTCGGACGTTTCGTCGTCGCTATCGAGTCGGGCGAAGCGCCGACGCACGAGCGAGCGCAGTTCCGCGCGCGGGTCCACCGGTCCCCTGATTCGCCCAATTAATTGCCC